GCATCAGCATCAGCATCAGCATCAGCATCAGCATCAATATCAATATCAGAATCATCTTGGGCAGCAGCAGCTACATCATCAGATGTTAAAACTTTAGGTTCATCAAATACAGGAAGTTTTGCTTCTTCTTCTATGGTATCAACTTCCCAATTTTCATCTGATTTTTTCCAATTGTAATAATGTTGTTTATAAGTAGGTTCATTATTATCTGTAATCCAAGTTTTGATTTCTTCAATTGACCATTTTTCAGGATCAAAGTAATAACCAACAACAGTTAATTCATCTTCTGAATCAAATACTTTGGCATATACCTCCTGCACACCATCCATATCTTCAATCGCTTTAACTTCAGGATGATAATATTCAGCTAATTGCTGACGTACCGGATAAAATAAACCACTTTCAGTTTTGGCAAAATATGGTGCATAACCTAATTGTAAAAGGTTTTGTGATTCTGTAATATCATTCACATTTACTGTGGCATTTGGATTAGCCGGAATGGTTACTGCGGAGATTTCAAGTAACTCCTGTTTTACAAATTCCATACCACCACTCCAATGATTTTCTTCATCTCTCCAATTCATTTCAATACCTCTAAAACCAACAGAAAATGAAGTCAAAAATCCATTTTTATATTTGTTGAAAATCTTCATACTTTCATCATCATCAGGATCAAACTTGGGTTTAAACATGAGTTTATTAACTTTCTTATCAACCCATGTTCGTAAAGATTTAGCAATAGGAATTCCCCAATAATTATGACTCCAGGGAATCATGGGATTCTTTTTAAAATTTTTCAAATCCCATCCATTTTGACGAACAATATCTTTATCCCGATCTTCATCCTCAGTTGAAGCTACGGCAACAAAAGATTTTTCAGATTCATCTAATTGTTCAATCTTCTCTACTGTAATATCCATTGCCTTGACAGGATCACCATCCTTTTTAATGGGTCTGCCATCTCTTGCTAAAATATCATAAGCCATAATTTTACTCCTTTACAATTGTGCAATCACATGAAAAGTTTAATATTTCATTCGGGAATCTCAAACGCATATTACCTATTTGAAAATTATCTTCAGACATATTATTTTTTAATTTACCTTTGTGTCCACATTCATTAGAATTAATAACCCAATTCATTTTCACTTTCTTTTCTCTGAAGATTAACCACTTAGCATAGTTAATACACGCTCTGGACAAGGAATTTGTAATTTTAGATAATCTTGGATTTGATGCTAATTGATCTTTTAAATAATCGTTCCAATTTTCATCTTTCCATTTAGGGTTTTTTAATAATGTGTTCTTATACTCGTCTACTACCTTATCCACCATTGGAGCAATCCAATCTTTAGTATCTACAGGATTATCATTTAAGATTGTTTTTTCTCCTAAGTATTCAAGCATATGAACGACCATACCAACTGTTATATCCGAAAAAACTATTTTCAAATCTTTATCAATACTTTCTACTGTTGACTTAGAAAGATTTTCTTCAATGTATCCATAAACAATTTGTCTAACTTCATCACACAAAAATTTAAATTGACCATTACTCAATGATCTATCATCTGTTGGATTATCATCTCGATCATCTGATCCATCAGGATTCACATGGGAATCAGGTTCATCATCTCTATCATCATCCTCTGGATCTGTTGGGGTTTCTGCTGCTGTTGTTTGTGCTTCTAATTGTGCATCAATAATTTCGTCCAATCTATCTAAAGGAATCATATCCTTTGGAATAAGTATTCGTTCTCCACCAATAACATTTTCAAGTTTATGTATTTTTTCTCTAAATTCATTTATAGTTAATGTTGGTGTTCCTACATGAATCCTTCCCTCCTGTACTTCAATCAAACGGTCTCTTGGAATTGGATTCTGATGCTTAAATTCAATATCATTACTAAAAGTAGACAAAATACCTTCAGTTAATTCTTCATCCCACATTGAAAGTCTTGGTTGTACAGACTCTCTATTAAACGATATATCATCTTGTACATTACCTGCTCTACCACCTTCCGCAAATCCTAATTTTGATTTAGGTACTCTATATGCAGAAAGAACTTTTTCTCTTGTCCATTGTGCAAGATTTAAAAATTCAAAATCACGATTTGCATATTGTAAAGGAACAGGTTTTAATCCCGTATCTAATACAGCTACATCATGAAATGTTCCTTGATATTTTGATTTCCAACGTTCTTTAATTTCATCTGCTTTCTCTTGGTCAAGTGCTTCATCAGTAGTCAAAGCAAAATCAATTCTTGCTGAATTCTTAAAAAAATCTCTTTCATACACTTCTATATATGAATCAATATCCTGAGCATAAGCCTGTGCTTGAATAGGACTTGCACCAAGATATGGATTTATCGGATGAATATAATTAATAAATATTAATTCACTAATATCAAATTTTACAAAATTTGAATTACCTGTTTTAAACCAATATTTTACTGAAGGATTAACTATATCACCTGAAACTTCAACCTTTATAAAATCATTCATATTCAAAGGCCAAATTTCCCAAACCTGTCCAAGTTTATTGTACCCCTTCCATAATGCTGTCATGCCACACAAATCTAATTGAATTTGACACCATGCTTTCACAAACCGAAAACTCATTAATGGATTAGGTATAAAAAATGGTTTAGTATATGCACTATATCCTTTACTTTTTTTTGTTAATTCTTCTCCAGTACTTTTACGATAAAAAGAATAGGGTAAAGTTGAAATACGATCTGAAATTAAACTAACACAAGAATAAGCCCATGATTTATATTCCAATAATTGAATATGAGGCTGCTGTTTTAAATTAACTGCACCCTCACCTTTTTCTCTCCTAATTATAGCTGATAACTGTTCATAAGATTTTTTCTTATTAGATGGTTTAAAATTAATTTCAATTGGGCCTAATCTCATAATCATCTCCCTATTACGTTGTCACACAAAAGTATGTTTTAACGCTAATATACGTTCGGCCCTTGAGACCTACGAAATAATTGTTTAACACCTTCTCTACCAAACCAAAGAGACATAACAATATCAGTTGTCTCAAAAAATGGATGATGTTTAAATTCTTGAAATAATTTATGCCAAGGATTTCGTTCATCCATATTAGTTATAGTAACCTTCTCAGGAAAACAAAACATCCATTCTTGATTTTCAAATTCTTTATCAATGCTTGGTAATCCTGTAATTGTGTCTGCTTTATTTCGTCCTGTTTGAAAAGGTTCAATTTTAATTCCAAAACGTTTATATTTATCTTCACCTAAAGAAGATATTAACATATCAATCAATGCTTCCTGAATACCATTATTTTCTGCTATGTATAATTCACAACCATATTTACGATACCAACGAAGCATATATTCTGTAACATCTCCCGAACCTCTTAACATAACAATTTCCTGTGGTACTTTTAAACCAGATTTCTTATGAACTGCCAAACAAGACATTACTGTTCCTGGTCGTTTCAATCCAGCAAAGTCAATACCACCAATGAATAACCAATTTGATTCATGCTCGATAGGAGCTTTAGGAGAAATTCCATAGTGACAACATTTAAAAAAATTAGGAAAGGTTTTATCTGAATCTGTATAAGGAATTAAACGATAACCACGATCAAAGTCTCTTGTACCTAATTCCTTATGTTTTATCATAAGATCATTTGTATTAAACTTTGACCACACAGGAAAAATCATTTCCCTGCCAAAAGAATCTTTATATATAAGGTTCTTCTTATCTTCTGTACATGCAATGGTCATCCATGACCAAATTGGATTATTTTGAATCATTGAAGCTAAATCATTTTCATGCCACTTATTCATCATGACCAACACTTCTGAATTCTGTGGTATTAAACGAGTTAACCAAATATTTTTAAATACATCTTCTATTTTTACTCTTGTGGTAGGTTCAAGTACTGCGGTTTTAAGATCTTGCGGATCATCAAAAACTATTAAATTTGCACGACCACCAATGGCAAGACTAAGTATTCCATATGCTTCCACTGTTCCGTCTTTTACCATTGCCTTGCGTTTAACAGTAAATCTTTGTGATCCCCAAATAGGAGTAGGTTGAATATGAGGAGCAAGACGTTTAAAATCATCATCTTTTATAATATAATCTCTAATAGCTCTACATCGTTTTACTGCTTCTGTTTCTGAAACATGAACTATTTTAATAAGTATATTTGGATCTCTTGCAATTCTATATAATAAATATCCCGTACATATTTGCTCAGTCTTACCATGACCAAATGCTCCCAAGATCATGTATTTAGTAAACCCCTTAGACTTGGCATATCGCATATAACGATGCATAATATTATGCACCGCTTCATTTTCTACCAAATCACCTTTGGTATCTTTTAATACGTTTTGTACAAACCATTCAGATTTTTTAGGAACAAGTTTTTCATAGGAAACATTAATACTGCTTGTAATTTCAGCCAGAGTTCCTTTTATAAATTTCCGAATATCCTGATCAAAGACAGTTGCCATTAACCTATCGATTGTCCTTTCATTTGTTTATCAGTTAATTGTGGTTCATATTCTAATAGCTGATTCTTCTGCATATTGATGATTTCACCATCCACATCAAGTTCATTTAATTTCTGGATAACCGACAAACGAATAAAAGGTTCAAGCTCATTAACCGCTTTAAAAATTAACTTAACCAAAGAAGATAATTTAAGATCATACTCATGACGAATAGTATCTTTCTTTGACCACTTCTCAGGAAACTTTCTTTCCAATATCCATGCTGAAGCATTCCAAAGTCCACTGTCTCCAGCATCTTTAACATTATCAAGATTTGATTCTTCACACTTAATTTTACAGGTTTGGGCAAATTCTTCAAACTCTGGATCTGAACGATACACAGAAAGCATATAGGGAGAGATATCACATAACTTTGCAGCATCCTCAAGATCCAACCCTTTTTCCATATATAAACAAATTTTTTCTTTGGTTAAAAAATCAGGTTGTGGATTTTTTTCATATGGGCTATGATTAGATTTAAGATTTAGTCGTTTTGTCATTTATCCCTCAATTGATTATATCAGTAATTCTAAACAATAACCTATTATTATTTTAAACGCAATATAATATTTTTGTCAAGGATTTTAATTAAATGAGAACAAAAACAATCAATAGATTCAATCAAGATCCTGACAGGTTCCCATTTATCGAACAATTTCAAGAGTTGATGATTGGAAAATTAACTGGAGACCTTAAACGAAGGGATATTAGAAAACTGTATAAGGGCAAATTCAAGAGGACTGTGGATTCTATTAGATTAAATCACAAAGACCTTTTATTATTAAGTACTGAGGTAGAACCAGAAATTTATATTTTAACTCAAGAGACCGCTAAAAAAGTAACAGGTAAATATGTATCAGTGGAAGAACTTTTACATCTGCTACTGATCACATTCATCAAAACCTATGAAAAAGAACCCTTCAAATTAATACCTTTCTCCCATGCTCGTAAAGGCGCACGATTCGGGCCTTTACAACAATTTCAAGCAAAATTCTCACAGTATTACTGCAACACCGTAAAATCATGGAAAAATGACGAATAATTATAATTAAATCAAAGAGTTATAAAATTTATTGACATTAACTTGGATTGTGATATAATAAAAAAGTCGCTTAAAAAAGAAAGGTGGGGGAGATTCCAGGCGACCAACCCTAAATTCTCCCCCAAGGAGGTATGAAAAAAAGAAAACCAATGACAAAACTTTCAAACCCGAAAGGAAGGTTTGAAACTCCAACATAATTTAAAACCACCAAGCATAAAAAATATTGGAGCAGATAATATGAATATTAATACAAAATTATATGATTGTCAAACAAAAAATTACTTATTAAATAACGGATGCATTTGTTGGGATGAAAAAACAGAATTTTACAACAATTGCAGATTCTACATTCAAAACACAATTGATGTTAAAAATAGTCCTTGGGCCAAAGATTCTAATGTAATATCTCACTATAAAAACATCGGTCTTTCTGTTCTGCAAAAACGAATTATCCAGTACATACATCATCACTTCTTCCAATGGGGCAACCCATCATATCTCAAGATGAAAACTCTCGCCAATCGAATGCAAACAACCAAAAGAATAATTATTAAAGCAATCAACAGATTAATCAAAAGAAAGATACTTTTAAGAGTTCATATTTTTTCCGATAAATATAAACAGGAACGTTCAATACTACTTCCAAGCAATCCTCTAAAAATAAAGTTAATCAACAGAATCAACAACTTACATATCAAACGGACACCCCTCCAAGACAAATGGACACCCCTCCAGAAAAATAGGGGTGTCCATTTGATATCTAAATTACAGAAATCATTACAAAATAATCGATGTATAATAGATTATATATATTCTTTTAATACTCTTTATAGTCAATTTACTATTAAACAGTCTTTAAAGAATAATAAAGCTACGCTTTATACGCAACGTCAAAAACGTTGCGCTGATAGCGAATCTTTAATTCTTAATGAAAGGAACAAGGATACTATGAAAAAAATTCCAAGATATAAATTAAATTCACCTTTGTCTAAAACATTTCTTGATAAAAAATATGTTGATTTGGTTTCTTCTGTTGATTTTGATATTTTTAATTTACCTGATGAACAAAGAAAGAATATTTTGTCTTACATTGAAGCACATACTTATGATTTTGAATTTTACAAAATGTTTTCAGATAAAAAATTAAATACAAAGCATCCTATTGCTCAAAAACAAATTCGACAACTTTTCTCTGATTATTTAAAACTATTCTTTTCCAATGAACCACTTAATCATGAATCAACTAATTATATTCTGCGTTATTGGAATAATGTTGATAATCCAAAATTTTCAAAACACAAAACTGATCCCAACTCAATTACATATACTCGATTATTAATTTTAACTAATTACGTTTTAAAATTTTATTACAATAATGATATTACCAAATTTCTAAAAGTGATTGAACGTTTTGAAAGATATGGATCTCAAAATCATTATCTTGCCAATACATTAAAGAAATGGAAACTTGATCAATTAATCCTACTTCGCAATTCCAATGGAACCAAAAAATATTTTCTTAATGCTGAAAAAGATTTTGAAAGTGAACTTTTCAAATATAGAAGTAAGCACAAAGATGCTGCTAAACGATGGAAAGACATATACATTGAATCATTTTATTCCACAGATAAGAAAAAAGGTTTAGAAAAATATAATATGTATAACAATAAGCTCGATAGTTTTTTAGATTTGTTAATTAATCGAATTGGAGCAAGTCGTAGAGAATTATATAGACGAAATTTGACCAAACGAATGTTAATTGATAATTATGAAACAGATTCAGTCTTAGCTGAATATTGTGATTGGATTAGTTTCACTATTTCCAAACGCCCAAATATCTTTGATCTATGTAACTATGACCATTACATGCAATTTGTATATCAAGA